GCGAAGGCGGGAACATTGGAACCAGAAAAAAGAGCTACGTTGCTCATGTTGTTTCTCCTTAGCGGGGCTTGGTTACAGAGATGTCGAACTCAGCAAGGCTGCTGAGTCCAGGGGGATGCAGGTCGGGGTTCTCTTCCAAGAACGTCTGCATGTTGGTTTGCGCGATGCGCTTCTCCAAGAGGTCAACGGCGTCGTGTTCGACGACGAACTTCTTGAAGCTGTCCCAGTCCTGGGTGTAGAACCGGGACTTTTCCTTGAGCGTGATCGTTCCGAACTCAGTGCGGGCAGACTTGGTGCCGAGCGCCATCATCTGATCCTTCATGGCGTTCTTCACTTCCTGCTGCTGAGCCTTGATCGTCTCGATCTGCTTGTCGAGGTCTTGCATGGCAGCGCGCATCTTCACGTAGATGCGAGCTAGTTTGTCGAGTGGGATGGTGTTGTCTGTCATTTGCTTCTCCTGTTGTTGTGTCAAAGAGTATACATTGTCCAGTTCAGTCTACAACCCCCTTTCCTTTATTTCGCTGTTGAACAGGCTCACGAGCATGGCGTTGTCGTCCACCTTCTCCGTGAGCGCCTTGAACATCTTCTTCTCCACGGGCGAGCCCTCGATGTGAATGACGGTCACCTTGTCTGAGTTCTGCCCCTTGCGGTCAGCCCGTGCAATGCACTGGGTGTACTGCTCGACGCTCATCAGCGGCCCGTAAAAGATCACCGTGTCGGCAGCGGTCAGCGTGATGCCGTGCGCTGTAGCCTGCGGCTGCATGACCAGCACCCTTGGGGTGGGCTGCGTTTGGAAGCGCCTGATGATGTCGCCGCGCTTGGTGGCTGTCACGCCACCGTGAATCTGCTCGTTGGCGATCCCGTTCTTGTTGAGGAAATCGCTGATGGCGTCGATGGCTGCGCGGAACAGCGCGAAGATGATCACCTTCCGCTCTGTTTGTTCGAGTGCTTCCATCAACACATTCAGGCGTGGGGTGGCGTCGAACTCGACCGTCTCCTTGTTGTCGGTGTACGCGACACCGGAACTGATCTGGAGAAGTTTATTTAGCGCAGCGGCAGCGTTGACTGCCGTGATCGTCTCTCCTGCGGCCATGACCAGCATCTGGGTCTTGAGCAGGTTGTAGTACTTGGCTTGCTGCGGCGTGAGCGGCACCTCGCGGGTGGTCGTCAGTACAGGCGGCAGGTCCAGGCACTGGGCCTTGGTGTAGCGGATGGCGGGTTGCAGTGCAGCGTGCACCTTGTCGGCAGCATCAGCCTTGGGCGCCCACTTGAACATGGTGATCTTGTTCATCACCGAGTCGCGCCACGCCGTGTAGAACTTGGGCACGTTGGTCGGGTTGACGAGCTTGGCCAGTCCATACGCATCCACAGGACTCTGGGAAGCAGGCGTCCCGGTCATCATCCACAGGTACGTGTCGGGCGTCAGGACAGAAGCAAGTGCCTTCCACCGCTTGGTCTGCGGGTTCTTGTAAGCGTTGGCTTCATCAACAATAACTAAATCAAAACGCCCATCGTTCTTCACCTCGTTGGCAATCAGACCCAGACCTTCGTAGTTGACGATCACGAACTCGTAGTTCTCTTGGATGAGTTCTATTCTTCTGGCTGCTTGCGGGTGGTGCGCCACCACCGCGCTGCGATGGATGACGCTGTTGCCCAAGTCCTGCATCCAGGCGCTGTGCATGATCGACAGCGGACACAGGATCAAGCAGCGTCGAACCTCACCGCGCTTCATCAGATAGTCTGCCGCCCAGAGCGCACTTAAAGTTTTACCTGTTCCGGGTTCGGAAAGGACAAAGGCGCGGCGGTTGAGCGTGAGGAAGGAAGCTGTCTCCTTCTGGTGGGCCATAGGCTTGAAGCGCCCAGGCCACTCATATCTGCCAAAGATCGGCGAGGGTACGTTCTTGACGCCCAGGTTCTTGAGCACCCGTACCTCGTCCAGACCCCAGTAAACGGCTACGTCGTAGCCCCCACCAGGGCGCGGCAGCACCCTGCTCTTCGGGATTAGGGAATACCTATCCGGGCTGCGCGTCTTGAAGACGAGCAGCTTGTTGTCGATGACTTCCATGTTTCTCCTACTTGTTGTCTGATCGGTTGGCGCTCTTGCTTCGCATGCGCAAGTTGGCCTTAGTAGAGGTGCCGCCGCTGCGCATCGGCTTGATGTGGTCAACATCCTTGCCGTCGCCCTTCTTGGCAGCGCCCGTCTTCTCCATCATGCGCCGCGCCTTGACGCGCTCAGCACGCTTCTTGATCTGCTCAGGTGTGCCCTGGTAGTTGTCGTATTCAGAGCGGTAGTTGCGGGACATGATCGACTCCTAGTGCTTGGGGTTTAGCGTGCAGGTGGTGACGGGGCACCAGCCGCACAGCGGTGATTGAGATGGGTTCCACACGTCGGTGGCGTGCGCTGTCTCCAGCTTAGCCACACGCTCCTTGTAGCGCCACCATGCTTCCTCGGCCTCACCGCGCAGCATGGCGTGGGTGGTCAGCGTTTCCTTAACCAGGAACACCAGCGCCGACTTGACCTGCCTGATGTGGGGGAAGTGGGCGAAGACCATCAGCGACATGAGGATGAGTTGGTCCCGGTCGGGGTACTTGTTGCTACCTGTTTTCCAGTCAACCACCTTGGCGGTCAGGTTGTCGTCGTTGATGATGAGCAGGTCGGCGATGCCGCGCACCCAACGATTTGAATCGTTGAAGCCGCAAGGCTGCAGGTCACGCGTGATGCCCATCTCGTGCTCAAACAGCTTGCGCCCCGGCTTCTTCATGATCTCATCCACCACCGGCTTGAACTGCGCGTACTTCTCAGGGATGGGCGTGCCGTCCTTGCCGTAGTCCTCGATGGCCTTGTGCACATCCTTGCCATAGATGGTGTGCGTCGTCTCTTGGAACGGGTAGTTCTTTAGAACCTTGACCTCGTGGTAGCGGCGAGCACACCCCTCGAAGTCCTTGAGGCTGCTGTGTGACCATGTAACTTTTGTCATTTGAACTTCGCTGATTGGATGGCCTTGGCGAGATGCATGGCGAAATCGTGCACGAACTTCTCGTTGCGATGCAACTGGTTGTCCATCTCATAGAGGATGGCGTGCACCAGTTCGTGCCAGAAGGTTTCGCTCATCTGGATGTCGCTGTACTTGCGACCATCGACGTTGCTGGTCTGACCGATCTGGATGCGACCGGCTTCGTACCAGATGCGGCCACGTTCACGCGCACGCTGCATCGACTGGATGATGTCCACCGAATACATCTTGTCGCCGACTTTGATGCGGCGCGGTATGGGTGGGGCTTGTTTGCTTGTCATCGTTTCTCCTTTGTTGTTGGTTAACCCTTGGCTAGTCCGTAGCGCCTGTTGTAGCCCACATCAGTCTTGAGTGGGATGCCGGGGAGGTACGGCACAGGCGCGACCATCTGCGCGAAGACCCAAGTCTTCGCGTCCTCCGCCTCTTCTTCAGGCACCACGGCAATCAGTTCGTCATGCACCGTGCCTACCAAAGGGTACTTCTTCGCAACCCTTAGCATTCCATCGGTCATCACGCACCGCGCCGTGCCCTGGACAATGTTGTTGGTGACCTTGCCGCCGTACAAACTGACGCGCTTGTTGCCGTCAGCGTAGGTCCACACGACCTTGCCACCATCGCCCTTGTCCGGGCGGAGATCAGGATACCGCATCGCCATACCGCTTGGCAAGATGATTTGCTCCTTGCGGAAGGTGATGCACTTGTGCGTGTACTCCTTGCCCTTGTACAGGCTGTACTCGATGAGTTCCTGGCACAGGTTCCAGAACGCCACCACGGGCTGCGAAGCGGCCCGATACCTGTCGATGATGGCCTTGGCTGCGAGACAGTGGATGGCCAGTTCCTTGTTCGTGCAGGTGTGCGGGATGCTCTCCATGCGCTTGATGTTGTCCTCCCAGGACAGGAAGCGGTCTACATCAGCGGCTGTCACGCCCAGGGTCTTGGCATCCTTTATGGTGTAGCGCAGGGGTGCTGCGCCCAGGAACCCGGTGAGAAGCTGCGCAGCGAACGACGCCCACCCCAACTGGTAGCCTGCGCCAAGCAGCGCAGACTTGGCGGACTGCCTCTCTACTGGGTGGCTATCCTTGTTCATGCCAGGGATGTTGAACATCTGTGCGCCGAAGGCGGCATACGGGTCACCACCGGCACGGAACACGTCTAGTAGAGCCTCGTTATCCGAAAGAACCGCGAGGACACGGGGCTCGATCTGCGAAAGGTCACCAGCAACCAGTACGTGCCCCTGCGGGGCCATGATGGAGTTTCGGAGGAAGCTGCCACGTTTTAAGTTCTGCATGTTGATGGCGCTGCCCTTGCTTGCCGTCCACCGGCCAGTGCCTGCGCCGAAGTAACTCAGCGGGACCGGTAACCGGCCACGATGTGCGATGTCCAGAAAACGCTGCGCTCGCGTACGCTCGCTTGTTGACTTAACTTTGAGGCGTGCTTCACAGAGGAGTGCAACATCTTCCCTGTCCCCGTTGATAAGCGACTGGAAGAGGGCATCGTTCTTAGCAAGCGCATAAGTTTCTTTACCTGTCGTCTTGCTAGTCTTCTTTGGCGGCTCCACGCCAAGCTCTCGGAGTGCTTCAGCAAACTGTTCGTTTGAAGCAAGCGAAGCCTCATCCACGCCGAGCCTATGTAGTAGTCCTTCACGGGCGTTCCTTTCGTCTTCGATGGCCTTAGCCAGCATCTCCTTATCGAGTTCCAGCAGCGGCCTTGTGTACATCTTGAGCGTCATGTCGATGAGGCGCAACTCCTTGGCAGGGTAGCCAGGAAGCAGCCGGTCGAAGATGCCTTCGCACAGCACTACATCGTGGGCGCAGTACTGCGCCAACTCGTCTTCTACTTCCTCGCTGATCTCGTCCAGCATCCCGTCTGTGCTGTGCACCGCCTGACCCTTGGGCGGTAGCCCGAAGTCTTCAGCGAGCTTGGCCAGACTGTTGCCGACCTCGATGCCGCGCAGCGCACGAGCCATAGACAACGTATCAAAAATAAAACAGGGCTGAACCCCGTAGCGCCAGGAGAGGATGGTCACGTCGAACTGGGCGTTGTGTGCCAGCACCGCCGTCGTTGACCAGTCGATCTGCTCAGCCCACTCTGCGATGGCTTCGCCGCGAACCCACATGGGGTAGGCGTCTTCGCCTACCTCTTTCCAGCACAACCCCCAAGCCTTGAAGCGGGGGTCGCGTACATATTCTTCCGTGGTCATCTTGGAGAGGGTGTATTCCCGTCTGTCCCACGCCGTTTCAAAGTCAATAACCAGCACCCTCTTGAAAGGTAGGTTCAATGTTTAGTCTCCTCGTTGTTGCTCTTGAATGTGTCCGCAAACACTTCCGCTGATGCGCGGACGATGGACGCAGACTCAATAAAGCTGGCGTTCAGCCCCATCGTGGTCAGATACCCATCGGCACTGGCCACCACCAGGACACCTTGCGTGTCCTCTTCGACGAACGTGCGCAGGATCAGCTTGATGGCCTTGATCAGCGCCTTCTGCTGATCGTCCGGCATCGCCGCTATCTGCGCATCCATTCTGGCGTAGTACGCCTTGTCGTCTTCACTCATTACCGCTCCTAGCATGCAGCCACTCCTGTAGTTGGTTGATGTTGTCTTCGTTGATCACGAAGGTCGTTCCTCCTGCGGCCTTTATCTTGGCCATCTCAGCCTCTTGTAGGGCTGTGGTTTTCCCCTTGCCTGCCTTGGCTTCCACCGAGAAGAAGTGTCCGCCGATGCAGCAGAGGAAGTCGGGCACACCTGCGTGGCCGTAGCCACTGCCGATGGGCATCGCGTAGTAAGCGCCTGTCTTTTCCAAGATCGCCTTGATCTTGTCTTTGACCTTGCGCTCAGGTGTCGCGGCCATGTCTGCTCCTGTATTTGGGTAAGGGGGTGATGCAGATTCCTAGCCCCCTTGGTCTAGGTGTGGAGGTCTTGCGCAGCCATTTACTGAGGCGACACTGCGCAAGGGCAAAGATGGGTTGCATCTGCAAGGCTTGCCACCGTTACCTAACCATGCGGTCGCCCTATGGATTCTTCGCCTGCTCTACCTCAAGCAGCTTGTCGATATAGTGACGCGCCTTCTTGAGGTCTTCTATTCCGTTCTTGTGTCGCCACCGGCTGAGGTACTTGACGGCGTTGCCATCCAGGTAGCCAAGATTCCAGCTAACGATGGCGTCCCAGGGTTCGATTTGGAACTGCTTGTAGTGTCCGCCTCCTTCTTGACGCGCATTCGCTCGTAGTAGGCTTTCTCTTGCCTCGATGTCCTTACCGTCTGCTCGTTCCGGTGCGGGCTCATTTTGGGATACGCGCTCAGGTTCTCCGGGGTTCCGAGGGTCGTAAATCGAAACGTGCACGTCTGACACTCATATCTCCTTCGTTTCAAACCGTTTGCGGCTCTTCGTGTTTCAAGGGTTCGGCTACTGGCGCCGCACTCGGGGCATTGCATCTCAACAACTCCATGATCTTCATCTGCTTCTTCTTGGTGCGGTAGGCCCGTTGCCGCTCGGCCTGCGTCTTCTTCTGACGCCGCTTGTCGGTGCCCTCACCAAGTTTGTAGATTTTCGCTAGATCACGGCCACGTGGGTCTTTCTCCCAGGCAGCGATATGGGCAGCACCTGCGCGATGCAACTCCCTGGTGTATTGGCACACGGTCACGTAGTGCAGCCCGGTCATCTCCGCCATTTCCTGGCAGGTGTACGTGCCCTCCAGCAGCAGCTTGATTAGCTGCGCCTGCATGATGGCGTTGATCTTGATCTGGCGTTTGCCTTTAGGACTTGGCGGTGTCAGCAAGAAGTTTCTCCTGTAGTTCTTTGACGCGCTCGTACGCACACACGTAGTGCTCAGGCCCCCAGGCCCAGCAGCCTTCGGCATGGCTTCCGATGTGGTTGATGTAGTTGGCGATGTCGCGTGCCAGTTGGTCGCGGTCGATTGGCTGCGGGCCAGAAGAAGTGTTGATAGTAGTGTTGATAGTAGTCCCCCGCAGGTAGGCGTGGCACTGCATGAGAAGTTTGATGTGGTTCATTTCTTCCTCAGTCGAATCAGTTCGTCCAACATCCGCTCCATCTGGTCTGCGGCGTGTAGGTGGAACGGGCTGATGGGGATGTTGCTTGCGAGGGTTCTCATCATGCCGATGGTCACCCGCACTGATCTCTCAGACACTTTCTGTTTTGACTTGGGTTGTGCGTCTATCTGTGCCAGTATTGCGTTGTGGTCGCCGCTCATTTTTTCCCCCGCATTCTGATGGTTACAGCACACATACCCGCACCTGCCAACACGCCGTTTTTGAAGTCTTCATCGTCAGGGTGAAACATCCCCCGGTCTTTTGCCAAGTTTTCACACACCTTCGCACACGCCTCACGCTCGGCAGCGGCAACAAGGGCGGCGAAGCGTTCAAGGTATGGTGTCAGGTCGTGCCCTTCCACCCAAGCGGAAGCACAGCCGCCGTCCCAATCACAAACAAGTTTTGCCTCGATTGCCAGTCGGATGATGTCGTCGCGGGTCATTTCTTCCCCCTGTCTTTGAGTTGCCCCGGTTCAGGTGCCAACAGTGCCGCATCTAGAAGCGGGGTGCCCCATGTGTACTTTTCTTTCGGCTCCATCAACTGATCTTGCAGCGCGTCCCTGTAGCCTTCGTAGTGGGCCATCCATATCCACCCCTCCATCTTCTTGGTGCGGGGCTCGATGACTCCCTCCTTGACCTTTTGAAGGAACTGCTCCTTGCAGGTGTTGGCGTACTTGGCGGCTTTGATGTGAATGATTTCTTGTGGAGTCATCTCGTCTCCTCCTGCTCAATCGGCACATCGCGCCATTCGCCGCCTTCCAACTCCACCGTCTGGTAACCGTAGCCGTCAGAAAATGTGCGGAACGGCGCCCACCACTGCTGAAGGATGCGGACCGTCCTGAAATTGTTCGGGTCCCGCGTCTCGCGCTCCACGAAGCGCAGTCTGTTTGTCGGGGTCATGCTTCACCTCCAATCCCGTGTGCGCGTTCGATGGCGCGGGCGACTTCTCGCGGAGACAGTTGGGCAAACCCAAGCGGAGCGCACACGGCGTCAATCTCCTCATCCGTCAGCGGCTTGCGCTGCTTTCGCATCTGCTCCGCCGCACGCATGGCTGTCAGTTCACCAAGGTAGTCGTAGCAGAGCGTCTCCAGGCGCTTGTTCTCCGCATGAAGGCGGCGCAGTTCGGCGGCGGCTCTGTTGTTTACGTTGATTAGTTCTGGATGCTTGTCGGAAACCTCCAAAGCATTTGCCAACATCAGTGCGTCTAGTTCCGTGCTCATACCATCCCCCACAAATAACTG